ATGAAAGAACATGAATATAATCCAGTGCACATACATCAAGGAACTTTACACACAGGTTTATCTAGTGTTATGATTTTAAAATTACCAGAACAAACAGGCATTGAGTATTCAGCAGAAGACAGACCTATGAATGGAACATTACAAATATTGGGTAATTCATCTGGTCAATTTTGTAATACAGACTACGGTCCAAAAGTTAAAGAAAGAGATTTTTATATTTTTCCGTATGACATCAGACATTGTGTTTATCCTTTTAATGGACCAGGATTTAGAAGAACTTTGTCTTGTAACTGTGATGTTGATTATGATCCAGTTAGAAATAGGAGTGCTTCGTGATAATAACAGAACCTAAATGGAAAAGCTGGATAGTGCAAACTACAACACCATTATTTACACCAGATCAATGTAGGCAAATTATAGAAGCAGGTAGAAGACGACCACCACGTCAAGCACAAGTTGGTATGGGTAAACCTGGTGGTGGAACAGACACAAGTAAAAGAGTAACCACTATTAGTTGGATACCATTTAAAGAAATGGATCCTATGTATCAAGACCTTAATAAATTTATACAAAAAGCAAATGAAAATCATTTTGGTTTTGGTGATATACAAATAACAGAACAAGCTCAGTTTACAGAATATCCTGAAGGAGGATTTTATGATTGGCACATGGATTGTGACGTAACTATGAGTCATGAACCACCTGTAAGAAAAATATCAATGACATTATTGTTAAATGATCCATCAGAGTTTGAAGGTGGTGATTTAGAACTTATGGCTCCAGGTAAGTTTGCAAACCTTAAACAAGGTCACGCTATTATATTTGCATCATTTTTAAATCACAGAGTTGCACCAGTTACTCGTGGAGTTAGGCAGTCTCTTGTTGTTTGGTTTGGAGGTAAACCATTTAGATGATTAAAGAACAATTTTTTCCAACAACTATATATGGTAAAGATATACAACTAGATAATGAAACATTATCTAATCATATTGTAAACTGGTCGCAACAAGACCTTGGTGTTAAAAAAACAAATATGAATGGTTGGCACTCAAAACCAGAAATGCATTTAAAACCTGAGTATCAACAACTTGTTCAAGAACTATATAAAATGCAAGAAGAAATATATCAAGAAGAATGGTTAGATCGTAAACCAAAATTAGGTAATATGTGGGCTAATATTAATTATCCTGGTGGATACAACAGACCTCATGTGCATCCTAATTGTTTATTTAGTGGTGTGTATTATGTAAAATCAAATAAAAATTCTGGAGTGTTTGTAGCAAATGATCCAAGGCCTGGTATTCAAACAATGATGCCTACAAGAAAATCAGGTAGACCACCTAAACATTTATGGAGAGAGGTACACCTAGAACCAATACCAGGTAGAATTATAATGTTTCCTGCATGGTTATGGCATTGTGTTGAACCAAATCAATCAAATGACATAAGAATATCGATAAGTTTTAATTTTATACAAGATGGCTTTCAATAAATATCAAGTAATAAAAGGTGCGGTTAACTATGAGTTAGCTAATTTTATATTTAATTATTTTTTACTTAAACGTGATGCTGCTGCTTGGATGTATGAAAACAATATTACTTACGACACAGGGTTACTAGGCACATGGACAGATAAACAAGTTCCCAACACATATTCACATTATGCAGATCCTGTAATGGAAACTCTATTAATGAAGGTACTACCAGTCATGCAACAAGAGACAGGGCTTCAATTAATACCCACATATTCTTATGCTAGAATATATAAACAAGGAGATATATTACGTAGACATAAAGATAGACCAAGCTGTGAGATATCTACAACCATACATTTAGGTGGCAGTAAGTGGCCTATATTTATAGATGGCACAGGAGCAGATACAGTTATAGATGAATACAAAGGAATTATAAAACCAGGTGCACCAGCAGGCACAGAAGTCTTACTTGATGTAGGAGATATGTTAGTATATAGTGGTTGCGAATTAGAACATTGGAGAGAACCTCTAGAAGGTAATACTTGCGCTCAAGTATTTCTTCATTATAACCATGTAAATGGTCCTTTTGCTGAAAAAAATAGGTTTGACAAAAGGCCGATGTTAGGTATTCCACCTATAAGGAATATGTAATACAATGAGGTTATATGTTACAAAAAGTAAAGTTTGCACCAGGATTTAATAAACAGGTTACTTCAACAGGTGGTGAAAGCCAATGGGTTAACGGAGATAACGTTCGTTTTAGATATGGCACACCTGAAAAAATAGGTGGCTGGGCACAATTAGGATCTGTTCAAATCACAGGTAGAGCTACAGCTATTCATCACTTTGTAAATACATCAGGTATTAAGTATGCAGTGTTAGGTACAAACAGAATTTTATATGCATACTCTGGTGGTATATTTTATGACATACATCCAATTAAAGCTACAACAACTTTAACAAGTGCATTTTCTACAACCAACGGATCAAAAACTGTTACTTTAACTTTTGCATCAAACCACAATATCAACAAGTTTGATATTATATTATTAGATAGTTTTACATCTATTACTAATTCTGGTTTTGCATCTGGTGATTTTACAGATAAAAAATTTATGGTAACATCAATACCAACGGACACCACTCTTACAATAGAAATGGAGTCTAATGAATCTGGATCAGGCGCATCAACATCTGGAGGTATAAGAGTTAAACACTATTATCCTGTAGGTCCTGCAGCTGAGGTTGCATCAACAGGTTGGGGTTTAGGATCATGGGGTGGACAACAACAAGGACAATTTACGTCTACATTATCTTCATCAATAAACACAAGTGTAACATCATTAACTATGGCAAGTTCAACATCTTTTCCATCATCAGGAACAGTATTAATAAATAATGAACTTATAACTTACACTGGTAATAGTGGAGGCACACTGACCGGGCTAACGAGAGGTGCAAATGGTACAACTGCTGCGTCTCATTCATCGGGTGCAACAGTAACTGACGCATCTGATTTTTTTGCTTGGAACGCTGCAGCATCAGGAGATATTGTAACTGCACCAGGAATATGGTCATTAGATAATTTTGGTAACAAACTTATTGCAACTATATCAAATGGAGAAACATTTCAATGGGATTCAAATCCAACAGATGCAAACAGCACTAGAGCAACTATAGTTTCAAGTGCACCAACTGCATCTGCGTTTAGCTTAGTATCTACACCAGACAGGCACTTAGTATTTTTTGGAACAGAAACAACTGTAGGCACAGCATCTACACAAGATCCTATGTTTATAAGATTTTCTTCTCAAGAAGATATTAACACATACACACCAAGCGCTACTAACACTGCAGGTACACAAAGACTTGCAGATGGATCTAAAATTGTAGGAGCGATTAGAGGTAGAGATGCAATTTATATTTGGACAGATACTGCATTATTTATTATGAGATTTGTTGGTCCACCATTTACTTTTTCTTTCCAACAAGTTGGTACAAACTGTGGATTGATTGGACAGAACGCAGCTGTTGAGGTTGATGGTACAGCGTATTGGATGTCAGACAATGGTTTCTTTAGATACACAGGTAAACTAGAATCTTTACCGTGTTTAGTTGAAGATCATGTATTTGATGATATTAATTTAACTCCAAAACAACATATTAATGCAGGTCTTAATAATTTGTTTGGTGAAGTAATGTGGTTCTACCCTAACTCAGGTTCAGGAGTAGTTAACAGAATGGTAGCATACAATTATCTAGACTCAAGTCCCGAGCGACCAGTGTGGACTACAGGAACATTAGCAAGAACAACATGGCAAGATTCTGCTGTATTTGGTAAACCTCATGCAACAGAATATGACTCGAGTGCAGAAACAGCTGATAGTGATGTTAATTATGTTCATGGTAATACTGATGGTGCAACAACATATTATGAACATGAAACAGGATTAAATCAAATTAAAGCAGGACAGACAAGTGCAATTACTGCATCAATTGAATCTGGAGATTTTGATATAGGTCAACAAGGTTTAAATGGTGATGGTGAGTTTATGATGAAAATAAGAAGAGTAATACCAGACTTCTTAGCACAAACAGGAGATGCAAGAATAACATTAAATTTACGAGATTTTCCAAATGATACACAAGCTAGTTCATCTCTTGGTCCATTTACTGTAACAAGTGGTACACAAAAAATAGACACACGAGCAAGGGCTAGATCAATATCATTAAAGATCGATAATACTAGCACAAGTCAGTTTTGGAAACTAGGTACATTTAGAATAGACTATCAACCCGATGGAAGAAGATAATGGCAAAAATAGTACAAACATTAACACAACCAAATGAAGAGTATGATCAACAAATACAACAATCGTTTGTAAGAGATGTAGATAGTATCGTGCAAAAATTAAATACTACTTATCAACAAGATTTAAAAGACGAATCTGAGGCGGAGGCTTTTTTCTTTGGCTAATTCATTTATAAATAAAAAAGTAGATTTAACAACTACGTCAGCAACAACATTATATACGGTACCTAGTTTTACAACTTCTATTATAAAATCTATATTAGTATCCGAAGACTCTGGTAATGCAGACACTATAACAGTAACTATTACAGATACTAACGATAATGTGTTTAGTTTATTTAAGACTAAATCCATATCAGCCAATGGCACAACAGAATTATTATCAGCACCTTTAGTATTACAAGAAAGTGAGGTACTAAAAGTGACTGCAGCTACAGCAAATAGACTACATGTGGTTCTCTCAGCTTTACAATCTAAGCCTAGAGATGTTACAACATAGTCTTGATTTACTTGTGAAAACCAAGTAATAGTATAAATTCAGGTGAAATGCCTGCCTTTTAGTATAAACAACATTTAACATATATGATTACAAGAGCTCAAATGCCAAGACAATTACGTGATAAAGGTGGGATAGCAAGTGTTATCCCTAGAGAAAAATATGGTATTGGTAGTACATTTCAAAAATTTAAAGATAAAGCTTTAGATAGAACTAGAAAACTTATACCTAATGAGTTAGCAGATATTGCAGTTAAAGCTGCACCATTCGTTGCACCTTTTTCACCAAAGACCGCAGCGTTAATGAGAGGTATAGGTAGATTTGATCAAAGAGGTAGTTTATCAGATGCATTTAAACAAGGTCTTGGGACTTATGCATTTGGGGTAGGAGCAAGAAAATTAGGCGGTGCAGAAAATGTTTTTGGAGATTTTAAGCTTTCATCACCATTAAGTGGGGATAGAACGCAAGCGATAAAAGGTTTGTTTGAAGGCGGTGGAGGTGATCCTAAAATAACTCCTAATGGTACGAAAACAAAAAATAAACCTGGTTTTTTAAGAAAAGCTGCAGAAGAAACTATAGGCAAAGTTCCAGTATTACAAAATTTATCACCTAAAGTGCAAGAAAAATTATTAGCAGGTACTATAACATCAGGTGCTTCTGCATTATATAGTTATTTTACAGGAGAGTTTGAACCACAACAACCTGGAGAAACTGTAGGTGAGTATTTAGCCAGAAGAAATGAACGTGTAAAATTACAAATGAGACAAGTTATGGATAGTTACTATACACCATTACGTAACCCAGAATATGCAGCCATGACCCCAGAACAAAAAGATAATTTTATAGATGGTTTAGTTGGACAAGCAGGTCTTGAAGGAACTACAGATTATCAAGGTGAAGCAAGAGCAACAGGAGGCAGGGTGGGTTATCAAACCGGTGGTATCACTATGGCTAATACACTTGCAGAAAATATAGCTCGTAATAGAGCTGCACAATCTGCGTTTCAACAAGCTATTAATCCAAGTCAACAAAAAATTGTAGAAAGATTACAAAAAGCTAATCCAACAACAAAAAGTGCGTTAGAAAAATTTGCAGATCATGCGAGAGTATCAGAGGCTATGAAAGGTAAAACTGGTATGGATGTTATTCCAGAGTACGCTTTACAAACTGGAGCTGATTTTCAAAAAAAATTTTCTAATGTAAATCCAAAAGTTTCTGCTGGTTTAGCAGCTGCTTATCAAACATTACAAGAAGGCTCAAGAGCTATCTTAGATGGTCCTGGTGGAGTAACTTTAAAAGACGCATACAATACAGCTTTAGATCAAACAACTAAAAATATAGAGGGTATTTTAGCAGCAGATACAGGAACTTTAACAGCTAAACAACAAGCTGATAGAAATAAATATTTAGCAAGTCAAGGTCAACCTACAGAAACAACCCCGACACCTGATGCTGGTTCTAGAATGGTAGATGGAGTATCACAAGAAGGTGTTATCCCAGGTTTTAAAAAAGTAAGATCAGAATTTTACAATGCGGATGGAACTCCTAATCAAGAAAAAATTAAAGCAGCTAACTTTATTCCAGGATCTTCTCCTAGTGAGTTTTATTATGAACGTATTGGAGAAGAAGGTGGTTTTGGTCCAGTAACTTATTCAAGAATTGCAGCAGGACAATATCCAGATATATATGATCCTAATAAAACCTTACCCGTAGAACCTCAAACAGATCAAGATTTAATAGAGGGCTTTGCAAAATTTAAAGAACAAAACCCTGAAGTAATGCAAGGTGCAGGAACCATGGCAATAGTTGAAGGGACATTACCAGATGGTACACCAATTAGATTTAGTGATGGTGTAGAGTCAAGTGCTTTTAACAAATATTTAGAATCATTAGGTTTGTCTCGTGCAGATATAGTTAAACCAAGAGAAAACATAGAGTCTTTATTAAAGTCGGCTAAACTAGCAAAAGGTGGCATGCCAACAGGCATCATGAAAACTAATAAAGCAGGTGTCATGGAACGAGACTACAGAGACAAAGGTGGTTTTGTACCTGTAGGTATTAAAGAAAAAGCAGATGACGTACCGGCTATGTTATCTAAGAACGAGTTTGTATTTACTGCTGACGCTGTTCGAGGAGCAGGCAACGGGAGCATTGAAAAAGGAGCACAAAGGATGTATGATACAATGAAAAATTTAGAGAGAAGGGTTACTTAATGGCAATTGACACAGATAAATTAAAAGATGATGCAGCAGGCATTTTAAACCTATTAGGTAAAATTACTCCAGTTGGTATGGCAAAATCACTTGCTGAAAAATTACAAGGCAATCAAGCTGAAGTTATAAAAGTTATAAAAAAACTTTTAGAAAGAACTCCTCCAGGCCAAGCAGCTCAAGTTGTAAAATTTATAGTAGACAGATACAAGATACCTGAATCAATTGCAACAAGAATGGTAGCAAATGAAATGACTGATCCTAACGAAGGTTTCGGTCCACAAGGTCCAGATGGCACTCCTGATGATGGGTACAGAAAAAACATTGGAATAGACTCAGGAGCCGAAGATTACTATGACGTTCCAGATAAAAAAATAACTACAGATTCTAAAAGATTTCCTAACATGACTAGAGAAATGTTAACAGAATTATTAGAAAACAATAAACGTAAAGTTACTCCACTGCCTAGACCAAGATCAGAAAGATTTCCTGATGAAGATAGATTTTATCCAGAAGGGCCTGGTAAATTTCCAAATATCATGCCTGAACTTGAAGCTGAATATCCTTATGACAAAGACATGATAATAGAAGGTCCATATGATGATTTAAGTATTCCAATGCCTATGTTGAAACAAGGCGGCAGAGTAAATTATGCTGAAGGCACAAAGATGGCATCAGCACCAGATCCAATGGATGAGAGAAATAATGCATTAGAAAACTTAGCTGATTCATATTTTGGTAAGCCTTTAAAAGATTTATCACCTAAACAAATAGAATTTTTAGAAGAAGCTCTTGATGAGATGAGTAAAAAACCAACTACACCAAGAATGATGGCACAGGAAGGTGGTATTACAGAATCAAGAGTTTTGCCACCAGAATTTATAGAAGCAGCACAAAGAACATTTTTAACAGATCTTGCAACACAATCAGGTATGCCATCTGTTACAACTGCAAATGTAAAACAACCGGGTGAAACAGATGCACAGTTTGCACAAAGACAAGCACAAGCTACACAGTTTGGTATTACAAGAGCGGGTATGGCAGAACTTGCACCACAAGTTGCAGCACAAGATCCATTACAAGCAGCAGCGTATTCACAAGCAGTTGACCCGACAAGAGGATTAGGGTCTTTCCAACCTTTTTTAACTGATGCAACAACTGCAGCTACAGCGGCTACTGGGTTGACTGGTACAGGTGCAGGCACAGGCGCTGGATCTATTGCATCATATACATCACCGTATCAACAACAAGTTATTGATACAACACTAGCAGACTTTGATAAACAAGCTAAGATAAGACAAAATCAATTAGCGGCACAGACATTAGGAACACCTGGTGCATTTGGTGGTGGACGTGAAGGTGTACAAAGAGCCGAGTATCAGGCAGCGAGTGACATGAACAGAGCACAGACATTAGCAAATTTAAGACAATCAGGTTTTCAAAATGCAGCTGCAAGAAGACAACAAGATTTAGCAAACCAAATGAATATATCACAACTACAATCAGGTTTGGGTGCAAGAGCACAAGACTTTAGTAGAGCACAGATATCTGGTTTAGGCACACTAGGTGCAGCACAACAAGCACAAAACCAAGCTATACTTGATGCACAAAGAGAAGCAGCACAGATGGCAATTCAAGAACCAAGGCAAGCACTATCCAGATTTGGTCAAGGTATTGCGGCGTTGCAAGGTCAAACGGGAGCAGGGCGAGTTTCATTAGAGGAAGCACCAGCTGCAGCACAAGCAAGTCCATTAATGAAAGCTTTAGGTATCGGTTTGGCAGGAGCAGACATATACGGGAGAATATTCTAGTGTCTAGAACTTTAAAGCGACCTATGTTTAGAAGAGGTGGATCAGCTAATGATGGTATTATGACTGGCCTTGAAGATAGAGAACAACTAGCTAATGGAAGTATGAATCCAACTGCGGTTGGTCAAAGTGCTAGAGAATACATAGAACAATTTGAACCACTGTTAAGAGAGTTTACACCTAAAACAAGACTACCATTAGGTCAGGTTGGTTTTGCTTTAGCTAGAGGTGTAAATCCCATAGATGCTTTAGGTGCAGGTTACAGTCAATTTGTAAAAGCGGATGATGCAAGAGAAGCAGCGATAAGAAAAAGCGCTACCTCATTAGGTCTTGGTCAAGCTTTGAAAGATGCAACACCGAGTAAAACTATGTTAGCTAATATGAGAAAAGCAAAAATTGATTTAGAAGCTAAGTTTGGACCTGGTAATTTTACAAGAGAACAAGTTGTTAAACTAGCGTCAGAATACAACAAAGCGGAGATGACTGGTAAAACATATAGTGAAACAGCAAATTTTAGAAGAAGTTTAGAAGCTTATAGAAGTTTATATGGAGATGGTAATAAAGCTTTTTATCACGCATCTTTTGATGAAAAAGTATCACCATCATTAAGAGAACAAGGTAAAGCTCCTAAAGGTAGAATTAAAATGAAAGATGGTAAGTATGATACAAAACGTAAAACACCAGGAGTTTACATAGACGTAGATAATGGTAAAGTAATTGAAATTACACCAGAACTTGAAGCAATAGAATTACCAGAACTATCAAAGTTATTAATTTAGGAGGTTAAATGGCTAAAGAAATAGATCCATTCGGCTACTTTGACCTTACCCCACAAGA